GCGTCACGATATGCGTCAACCCCACAATGGAAATAATTACATTGCCACGTCAGCTTTAGAGATTGTGACCTTACAGCCCTCTACATCTGCCCACATCATTGTGATGCGCTGGGCTAGGCAATCGTCAGTGATCACATTGCAGTGTTGCAACACGTCCATCACTGCTTTCGCCCGGTTGTCAATGTCCATACGTCTTTTGGATGGACGCCCGACAAGTATTTCGATGTTGAATGGGTAGTCAATTTCAGGCCGCTGCTCTAACTCCAACGCCAGTGCAACCTCACCAATCCACGCAGTATACTTCTTGGATCGATACATCCGCCGACCCGATATGCGCCACAATGCGTTGACGCTTGGTGGGGTCGGCAGATTGTAAACGTATATCTTATTTGACACGCTTTAGACCCTTCAGGAAATCAGTCGGGCTGACCTTCCCCTTGGTCACACGGTAAATCTCCAGAGCAATCTCTGGCTTGGGCATACGAACCCCGTTGCGATATTGCGTGATAGCTGAACGGCTCACACCAACCTCGTCCGACATCTTTTGGTCGGTCGTGGAGTTTTTCTCCATATATTCACTCAGCGTCATTTTCGTCCCCTTCATATCCGATGATGGCCTCGAGACGCCAAATCAGCTTCTCTACCAAGTCCTCATCTGTTGTCTCGCCGCGCATCCGGTGCGCGTATTGCATTGCGTCTTTGACCTCATTGAAGATGTCAACAAATGCCTCACGGTCTGGCATACCGACCCACTTAACAGTCATTAGCCAATCTCCGTGTCTTCCATAGGCCGCTTGTCAAACTCGCGCAAATGCTTTGTGCCAGCTTCCAGCATATTCATTAGCTGATCGCGGTTCAGTGCCACAACGAAATAGTCATCGCCGTGTTTGACACACAGCTCCGATGGAAAGCGGCGCATCGGGCAAGGCCGGATATATGCCAAGTCTGCTCTCGGCGTATCGACCGGGTTGGTTGTTTCAATGGTCATATCTACCACCTCATTGGTTTCTTCACTCATAATTTCCCCCTACAAAATAAACTGCATAATTGCATAAGTGACACAAAAGAATGTAACGAAAGATAACACCTCTCGTAACAAATTGCTACCCCTTGGCTGGGGCTTGGCTGGTTCTACGCGGCGAGAGTTCCAGTATCGCTGCGCTTCGATCTCTTTAGTATTCTGCATCGACGCGCTCCAATATAGATTTCTTGCCGCGCTCCAATATCCAGAGAGCCTCTGGCAAGTGACCAAAAGTCACTGCCGTTAGTTCGTTTCCGTCCTTGTCATATCCGACTAGGACAAAGCCCTCTAGCTGGCCGAGCAGACGCAACAGCGTTGTGTCCGGGTCTGCATCGTCGCGGCGGTTTCCGGTGAAGTCGATTATATCACCCATTGCACATCCTCCTTGCGCTCAACCTTATTCATCATCTTTGCCAGTCGAATTTTACTGCTGGGCAGAACAATGTCTACCCGCTCCAGATGACGATGATGACAGTAGAACCGCCGACTATGAACTGTGGCACAGTTCACAATCGACAGTCGTTCCAACTCACGCTCGGCGTCAGCCCGTGTTGCGTGGTAGACCCAGAACTCCTTCTGGTCGTCAAGATGCCGCCACAAAATCATAGGCGATAGAACCGACGCATGACTGCTGTCGTTCCCGTTTCATGCTCAACTCGTGCGTCGTGCATCATATATTCAGACTTAAAGTCTGCGATACCTTGAGCCTTGCCCTCGGCGGTCTCGGCCTCAATCAGATAGCGAAACCAATTCCCGCGATCCTCAATGCGATACGTTTTATATTTTGTTTCCATAGCTAAAACTCCTTTTGTTGGCTACCCCTTATATATAAGGATGGTCACAAAAGGTGTCAACCCCACATAGGAAATAAACCCTCAGTGGAAATAACGCTACTTACGGAATTGCCCGATGGACTTGATGCCGAAGCTCGCGGCGATTGATGCCAAGATACCCCACTGGATAAAGTCCGGGGCAGTCTTCAGGAACTCAAAACCAGATTTCATGTAGGGCTGTGCGGCAGGAATAAAGCTGGCGAGTATGATACCGATAAAAAGGATGGTGTAAGCCTCGTCCTTGAAACTGTCTACAGCACCGCCGAGTGCCTTCTCATCCCACGCTTCACCAGCACGGGCGGCCTCGGCCTTCGCCTCAATCTTGGCGACCTCCAGACCGATTTTCGCCTCCGCTTTCTTCTGCCGCCCTTCCAGATATGTCCCAGCAATCTTCGTGATGGGTGAAAGCCAATCAAACATTACATTATATCCTGTGGTATCTCAGACCCGTCCGACTTGCTCGCCGTACGGATAATCTGGTTCATCTTACGCAGCACATACTGAAAACGAGCCTGACTTAATTCGTTGGTCGCTGTCGCTGCACTAATCTCACCGGCCAGCTCGTCATAGATAACGCCTAGCCAATACAACCGGGCGTCATCTCCAATCAACATCTGTGGCTCGTGATCAAACATCAGTAACTCCAAACAGTAGGACGCGGCCAGCCCTCTCTGCTGGTCATGTCATCTAAATGCAGAAAACGCACATCACCTTTTTGCTGTACGCCTATGCCCTGCCAACCTTGGCGCATAGCCAGCATCATCAGAGCATATGCGTCTGATCCGCGAACCGCAATATCAACAGCCCTACCTGATGCGTGAACGCCGGGCTTAGACTTAACAATCTCCACTGGATGCTCTGGGCATCGGTAGCCAGATGTCACTCTCATCGGCTTACCGAAACTGTCGCGCAAGTCCTGCAACTTCCACATCGTGTTCTCGTCCATCTCGCATCGGCCACAATGCTTGCACGCCATTTCTGCTCTGCTGAAATTAGGGAAGTCCTCCCAATTTGGTTCTACACTCATACTCCCGCCGCCCTTATTGCTTGCTCTAAACTCTCGGCCTCACCGTCAATAAACTTCTCCAGATAAACCGTTGTCTGTTTGTTGATTATATCCTGCGCCGCCAGAAAGTAGCAACGCCGAATATCTAGCGCGACGAGACAAACAATGTCGCAGTTCTCAGAACTCACGGCTGTTTTTGTTTTGCTGCCGGTCGATGTCTGAAACTTCCATCGAAGCCCTGCGCCCTCGGCACTCGCACGAGATGTCTTGACCTCCAGCCGAACAGGTGTGCCATCGTCCTTAAACAGACAGGCATCGAACCCTTTGCTTGGATTATGTGATGTGGGGTATCCTAATTGCTCGACAACGCACATTGCGAGTAGCTCGCCAGCTTTGCCGATGGTCACTGCGTCGGTCACGACGGGCCAAGCCAAAGCCTAGTCCTCAGTCTTGCCCAGTAACTTCTGAACCGTGGGGCTTTCGTAAATGCGAAGAAGCCACCAGACCAGAGCTATTAGGGCGGTAATTTCTGGAATGGCGTCAAAGAACGCCCCAAGAGTAATGCCGCCTGACGCTAGGTCAACGGTTGCTTTGGCTTCTTCGGTCATTTTACTTACCCTTAGCATTTAGGACGTTCAACGCCAGCAGTTCAATCACCATACGGATTTTGGCGATGATGGCGTTATCTTTCTTGCTCGGGGTCACTGCCGCGATGATTGATGCGGCTGAGATGATTGCTGTGACGTATTGGATGATTTCTTCCATTTTACTCTCCGTTTGCCCTTGAGTTACTATAACAAAGTTTTATGACTTGTCCCATATTTTTGTTGCGCCGACATATACCTGAACACTTGTTGAGCCAATGTATATGTCCTGCAACTCGACACCCGCCAAGAATGATTTTGTGGTCGAGGTGACTGTCGGCAAGACTACACTGCCAGAAAAACCTACAGGCGACAGAGTGGTTCCTGTCGCATCAAGCCCTAGCGGTGTCAAAGTTGGTGATGACATATTATACCTCGGTGATGCTCACGTTCTTAATCCATACCTTTTTGGCGTAGGTATCCGAGCTTCGTGCGTCGTGCTTAAATGTGAAAGCAAATGAGTTGAAGCTAGGGTCAACGTCGGTCAGATTTATTGTGGTTGTGGAAAGCCTTGTGCCGTCATCGGTGTCAGTCTTTGTGCCGTGGCTTACAACATACTCAGCCACATCAGCCGTTCCGTCCGTCTTGACGTAACTCATGCGAACTGTCTTGCCACTAAGTGCGGTGTCGTCAGTGCCTTCAATTTCTATGACGACGGTGTAGCTGTTTGATGTTGCTCCAGCTGGTAATCCTTCGATGAACGAGAAGCGATAGTACCTGATGCTCGTTGCTGTTATCGGGACACTCTGAATACACAGAGCGTCGTTCTTGTCTGCGTCATTGTAAAAAGGTACACCCTTGCTCGGGTTGCTGGTGTTGTATTCCAACATGAACCCAATCGGTCTTCCGTCGTAATCGTTTCTTGCAAACACGATAACTGGCTGGCCAAAAGCATCACTTGGCTTTGATAGCTTTGGGGCGACAGTCACATTTAGGTCGGTTTGTTTGTAATTTTGGCCATTCATCTCCAACAGTGGAAATGTTGCAACCGCGTTGCTGTCCGAGTCATTTACGAACCCGGCCACGTTACTGTCACCAGATGTAAGAAACGCTATTGCGTCCATAAAGCTCGCTGGCGTCGCCGTGTAACCAGCAACGTCAGAGTTGTCGCTATTGCCGTACAAATATCTGTTCGGAGTTGCCGCGCCACCCAGACTAGGGCTTACATTGCCACCAAACAAAAGAGACCCCGTGTACGGCCAGCTTGGGCTGTCACCGTTTATAGGTGGAGCGTTTACATTGTATTCAACGCTGTTTCTGCTGACAACGTAGGGTGCGTTCTGATAATTATAAAGCGCGGCATCGTCCAAGAATACCGTCTTCATATTTGACGCACCATACCGCCAGTAAATAAGGCTGTTTCCACCCGCCGTTTGCCGCGACATAATCGACCCGACTATTAATGTTTGAGGACGATTTTGCTCAAGCCTCACCCCCCACTCGCACTCAACATCTTTTAGTTTCCAAGTTATTCCGTAACCGTCAAATCTTGCACGGGTGGCCTGAATTAATCCGATCTCAAAAACCCTATTCTCTGAAACAGTTGAACCACCCTGACCTCTGATATAGTCATAATAACTACTGCTACTGGTCGAGTACCCACCCAACTTGTGCGTCAAGTTTTCTGGCGTGATGCCAAATGTTATATAAGTTTTACGGGTTGTCCGGTAATCATCCCGGTCAAAGAACAGGAAATATGTATTCGCTAAATCATAATGGAACCTGATTTCTGTACTGCTGTCATTGTAGTAACCGCCGCTATCAAATAGGCTGTTATTGCCACTCCCATTTGAATCGATGCAAAGTATTGTGAGGCCATCCCTCGCTGTCTCGCTTGTCCAACCATCCGTAAATGTGACGTTGTTAAGAGAGTTGCTGGCGAACTGTAAAGCATAAATCGTTCCAGTATGACGGGCGACATCATACAGAATGTAGTCCGTGTCTATAAATGATGACTGCCAAGAGCCACCCTTGTTGGCCAGCAGATACATGTGCAGTGGCGCGTATGTGCCGCCAATGTGCGTGTTAGACCCGTCAGACGCTGAGTTGGTCAAGTCATATTGACTGAACCGAAATTTTCTACCGTCGTCATTGTTCATCGCGCTGTCGTAATGAACCATCCACCCGATGCGCCCCTTGTTCAGTGCTGACAGTGCCGACCGGTAACTTGCAACAGCAGTTTGGTCTGCGCTGTCATTATGTAACATTCTCAGCGAATCGATGTTACTCCAGCTCCCCGTTCCTGTCCCTTCGCTGGTAATCTTATTGTCTGTCGTGCCAGTGTTAAATAAGAAGTCCGACAGAGCCATACCCTTCAGACGGACTTCATCATTATCTGTTAGCGCGGTGGGCATATTGCCATTGATGTTAAACTGCAATCTTGATGTCTGTGCAATGTCATCAAAGGAGAGAGGGTAAGAATAAGAACCGTCTCTGGTCGTTCCGTTTACAGTTCCGTGAATACCGCCGCTTGGCGAATTGATGTATGGGTCTACCCAATAGATGGCCATTTAACCCTCCATCAAAGATTGTTCGTATTCGTCCACCTTAGACATAGCCATCGCCTGAACATCCGCCCACGACGTAGAGAAGTCGTCAGTCACCATCAAGTTTTTCTGATGATACTCTGTCAGGCCCATACCATCATCAGTGTAGACCACGACGTGGACAAAGTATTTCTCGTCATGCTCAAAAACAATAATTGTCTCTCTGTCTGCGTAAATGTTCATTGCATTATCCTGTCACGAAATAAATTGTGTTGGCATCTGGCGACGCAGGGAGAGTTGCGACAACGGCAACAGAATACCCATCTGGAATACCAGCACCCGTTGCGCCAGTCGCACCAGTTGCGCCAGTCGCCCCCTGTGGGCCAGTTGCGCCAGTTTGACCGTTCTGTCCTGCTGGGCCTTGTGGCCCACCATTGCCCTGCTGACCCTGCAATCCTGTCGGGCCAGTTTGTCCGGTCGGCCCTTGTGGGCCAACTTCGCCTTGCATACCTTGTAAGCCTTGCGGCCCTTGTGGGCCAGTGTCACCTTGTGGGCCTTGTGGGCCGACATCACCTTGTACACCTTGTGGCCCCTGCGCCCCTTGTGGGCCTGTGTCGCCCTGCGGCCCCTGAACGGTGCTGTCAGCACCTGTCGGCCCTGCTGGGCCAGTCTCTCCCTGAACGCCGCGCGGCCCTTGCTGGGCTACAGCTACGATGGAAATAGAGGGCGTAGAAGATAGGTTGACTTGATTGGTGACTGGCGGGTTGATTATGACCTTGTTTGACATATTACGCCCCCGAGCTAATGGTGAACTTGCCTTTGATGAGGCGCGAGACGGTGTTGCCGCTCTCTAGGTCTAGCGAGTAAACGCCAGTCACTGCTGGCAACGCATCCATAGTCGTCGCTGGTATCTGGATTTCGATTGTACCAGCGTCGTCGCCAAGTGTAATCATGCCATTGCTCGTGGTCGCGTGAACAACGTAAGACCTCTTGTACGCCTTCTCTTTCACAGATAAGCTGGCAGTATAGCCAGTCAAATCAATGGGATTATCCGACGGGTCTGTGTAGGTCATCGACAGAGTGAATGTCTCGCCCTGCTCCGCAATGATGTTGTAAATTCCTGCTGACATCTTGGCCTCTTACACTTTTGATGACTGTTGAATTACTATACTATGGCTTCGTCGGCCACACAACGTCGAATGGGAAACCCTCTTGATCCGTTATATCCCGGAGGGCTTGGCGATAAGATTTCATCTCGTCGGACATAGTGACATCCGACAGTGCCATCCAATCGGTTGCATAGAGCATCTCGTGGCGTGCGTTCCTGATGACTTCTTCGGCTTCCGCTTCAGGTATATTGGCGGCAGTGTAATCAACTTGCCATTGACCATCGCGCAAGACAGGTGTGCCAGCAGATAGCGTTTGAACATACGGGTCGCACTCAGGTTTGTTTTCTATCACTGCAAAAACACCATAGCTCTCGAGCATTTCCGCGCTTATCTCTTTCGGGAAAGATGTGTTCGGGTTGTCGGCGCGTAACTGGCGCAGGTCGTAAGGAAAGACACTTGCCTCGCCATTAACTGTCTTTACATAAATCATATTGT